CTTCTTTAAATCTAGCTTTCAACACACCCCAAAATAATAAAAACATTAATACTTCAGTGGGTGCAATCGCTCCTCTATCTTTTTGTCTCTTTTGTAAGATGTCTCCTCTATCCATAAAAAGTTTCATAGCTTTATAGAAGTCTCTTTGATATTCAAAAAACATTTTATCTTCTTTAGACAAGGATCCTCTTTTCTTTTTCATGAGGCATACACCATGTAACCTATGAAGAATAAAAAGATCATCAATGTTTTTGGAAACACTAATAGAAATAATAATCCTAAAGTTCCTACATCACTTTTATGTTTTTTATATCCGTCTATTGCATCGTTCATTAGTTTGTCCTTTGTTCGTTGTTCCTGTTTTTTAGTTCGTCCAACACTAATCGTTTAGCAATGTGTTCTGGAATTAGTCTAAACATAAAACCATTCCATTCCATATTTACATTAGCAATTCGATTAATTGGATCTAATAGCTCTGGGCTGTTTTCATTTAAGGGATTACCCAAAGCATCTTTATCGTACATTCTAATTAGAATGTCATCAATTTTAGCTTTCGCTTCTTCCCACGCTTTACTTTTTGTCATATCTTATCTAGATATAATTTGTAATTAACAATGTCAAGTGTTAATATTTCTAATGATCTCAGGTTTTGTTTTAATTGGTATGATGTGTGTGGTGGATTTAAGTAATTCGCTTGGTCAAAAATGTATGTCTTTTTGGGACAGTCCAATGGTCTATCATGAAACACTTGAAGAATGTAAAGAATCTGCTAATACTAAAGCAAATCAACTTAAACAAAAAATGGACGAAAAGAAAATACCTATACTTAGATTAGAAATAAGTTGTTTTCATACAGATCCTGTCAAGCCTGATGGAAGTATTGAAAAAGGGCTAGATATACACTATAATATCTTATGAAGACATATCGTATCCAAGTCAGATATGCTGGAAAGTACTGGGATAACACAATCTCAGCAGCAGACATAGATGCGGCAGGTATGGACTTCGTTAATAAAGTTAAAGCAGGGTCAATTCATCCTGTAAGTGATGAGCCCTTATATAGGAACGACATCTGCTTTATAACATATGAGGAGGTAGCTAATGTTACAACCCAACAAACTGTTCGCTAAAAAGTTAGAACTTGAGAATAATTGGAATAGAAAGTTCTTAGAAAACGGCGGATACGTAACTGTAGAGATGGCTTCAATTCAAGATCAATTGAAAACAGTTGTCAGACAGTTAAAAGAAGATAGTGTTAGATACGCTAACATTAATTTGAAGAATGGTGAGAACCACTCTTTTGCTGGATAATTAAGGTTCTAGCAATACTCTGCACGAGTCTATTAGTGCACTTAACTTTGAATCATTAAAAATGAACTCAAAGTCACGAACTTCTTCGCCCCTAATTATTGTTTCCCACACTAATTTATTTATTCTAGATAAAAATTTTTCTTCGTTAGTATTCATTGCTTCATAACAAATACAATGATCATAGTCTTTACTCATAAGAGTTAAACTATGATTACCACTAACACACCATTTATCAAATGCACGGATGACAGGGGGATTTAAGAAACCATGTTTCTCAATACTTTGTTTAATTAATTGTTTATGTTCGTTGTGCGTGGGATGTGTTTTAATTTCACTTATTGGAAATACTTTGATTCGTTTAGCTATTATCTGATACTTAGGCCAAGCAATCTTCTTCTCAAACATTACGTAGCTTCCCCCCAATCGTCACCTAAAGCTTTATCTACTTTAGATGGTACTACTAAATCTACCGCAGGATTATCAACCATAGCTCTTTCTATACCTGCTTCGTCTTCTTCTGTTTCAACACTAAAACATAATTCATCATGAATTTGTAACATAGGTATGTGACCATGCTTATCACAATTAATCATTGCTGCTTTGACCTGGTCAGCTGCACTACCTTGTATTAATCTGTTTAATGCTTTGTATGTGAATGCTCTCTTTGCAGAATTTAAACTACCGTACTCTGCAATATATTCTTTTTCAGTCATAGCTTTGTGTAAACCAAAAGACTTTGGTTCCCATTTATCAAATCTACATTTACGACCTAATAAAGTTTTAATAGATCCAGATTTCTCTGCTTGTTGCATTACTCTATTTGCTAATTGTTTAACAAAAGGTACCTTGGCATCGTATTCTTTTAAAAGAGCTTTAGCTTCCTCAAACGATATACCTAATTGTTTAGATAATTTTCCAGAGCCCATACCATAAAATATTCCTAAGTTAATAGTCTTAGCTTGTGATCTAGGTATTCCAGCCATTGATGCTACGGTCTGATGAAAGTCTGCATCATCATTTTGGTAAGCGTCTATAAGTTGTTGTGATCCTTGTAAACCACCTAATGCTTTATCTGTTGTGGCTGCGTAGTGTACGACAAGTCTTGGCTCTTGTTGGGAGTAATCAAAACTTCCCCACTTGCATCCCTGTTCTGGTAAGAAGAGTCCTCTAATAAGTCTGCCATACTCCTTGCTCCTGGCAGGTACTTGTTGAAGATTAGGATTAGCCATAGAGAGACGGCCAGAGACAGTCCCACCCATGTCAGAGCGAAGTTGATTAATTTCTGCATGTATTCTACCTTTGTGTTCGTATTTTAATATGGAGTCAATAAACGTTGAATGTAATTTATTTATTTCTCTGGCGTCCTTTATATACCTTGCAAGGGGGTGATTGCAATTCTCTAACCAATTAGTTGTGAAAGAAGGTGCTTTAGACTTTTCAGTAACGTCATACTTAATCTTTTGTTGATCAAAGGCTTTTGCTACTGATCTTGCTGCCCAAATCTCTACATCTTGACCTGTCAAACCCTTGATTTTCTTCATTAATTCTAATTCTTTAGCTAATAAAGTCTTCTTTAAACTCTCAGCTTTATCTATATCTACTCTGATACCTGTCTCTCTCATACCTATAAGTATAGGCAATAGTTCCATTTCTAATTGCCAAACGTTTAATAAATTTTCTTTTACTAATGTAGGTTTAAAGTAATTCCATAATTTTAAGGTAAGTGCAGCATCTTGTTCTGCGTAAAAACCTACGTCCATTGCGGGTAATTTCCATAATTCAGCTTTGGCATCTAAACCTCTTTGAGCGGCAGCTTCTTTAAGTTCATCCTCAGCTTTAATTTCTCCAAGATAATCAAAACCTAATGCATTCAATGAATAACTAAATCTATTCTCATCAATCAACGCTGCAGCAATCATAGTATCAATTATTCTACCTTTAACTTCCCAACCTTGTGCTCTAATCCAACCTAAGTCGTATTGTGCATTATGAAATATTTTATCTGCGTTTGTTTGTAATACTTTTTGAAACCATGCAATAACTTTACCTCTAGGTAAGTTACCTCCACCTTGATGATTAATAGGATAATATCCTTTGAATGAACCTGCAGCGACTGCAATTCCTACAATCTCTCCATCATGTCTAGCCCAACCAGTGCCGAGTTTTTTCATATTCTCGTCTCTTGTTTCTAAGTCGATTGCTATTTCTGATTCTTCAGATAAATCTGGAAATTCACTTGGAGTTACCCATTCAGTATTTTTCATAATTACGTTAATTTGATACGACATTTATTTCTTCTTCTTCGCATTAGTATCCCTCATCTTTTTTATTTCTAGTTCGCAGTAGTGCTTAATTTTTTCTAAGTCTTCTATACCATTTTTGTTTAAATATCTACAAACATATTTCACAACGTTTCCTTGAAAGAACGATAAATTATTTTTAGATATAAACTCGTAAGGTTGAATCGTAAAGTCTTTGTAATGATTCCCGCCAATCTGTTTATCTTGTGGAAAGGCTTCGTCAAACATATTTTTAGTTGTCATATTCTATATCTCCCGTGTCCTATTGCTGTTAATGGCATGTGATGTCCATATGGTTTATTTGGTTGAATTATATGCACACCTTTTTTAGCTCTTGTCACAGCTACATACCAAACTCTTAATTCAGCGTCTCTTTCTCTACTATTCTTATCTTGTAAAGTACATATTTTAGGACATTGTTCCCAAATAACTACGTGATCCGCCTCTTTTCCCTTTACTTGATGAATTT